TTTTACTTTAACAAAAAGACCAGATGAGCCAATAAAAGTATTAGGTGTGTCATCTAAATTTTTAAACGAACTTGAACCACCACGAGCAAAACCACTCTTTTTTGAAGAGAGATTGTTTGGAACATTCTTTAAAACACCCCAGTCAAGAGCTTTACTTAGTGTGTTTAATTTTTCAGCAACCTCCTCTGGTGTATCGGGAGATCCTTTTGGTCCGGGCACTATTGAGTCTTCTCCTTTTGGTCCGGGTACTATTGAGTCTTCACCTTTTGGACCGGGTACTATTGAGTCTTCACCTTTATCACCTTTATCGCCCTTAAGAGCACCTATAAGTCCTTCTATAAAAGATTCAGTTTTAGAAAAAGCCTGCACTCGCTCGAGGAGCGCAGCAGGAACACTGTCGATTGTAACCCCAACTTTTTCAACAGGTTTTGTGTTTGTTATTTTATCTTCTATCGACTCAAGCCTTTCGTTTGTTTCTTGCGATTCAATAAATGAAGCAAGACTGGAATCTTTTTTATATCCTATTAATTTTTTTAACTTCTTATCTTTGTTAGACATAAAAAATTATTCATATAAAACAGTGATCTTGCTTGCGCCTGCAGTGATTATTCGCAATCCAGCTGAAAAATTAACATTGAAAAAATAAGTACCTTCTGCTATAGAAGCCTTTAAAGTTCCTATGTTTACTGTTGAACCTGCAGTGTTGTTTATAATACTTATTGCTCCAGCGGCTGTTTCACCAACCACTATTGCGTGCAGAACTCCATTTCCAGTTTTAACCTGAGTCGTGGTTGCTGTTGAAATATAAGCGGGGGTAAAGGCACTTTTCACTAATGTTGACATATTTTTAATTTATTATTAATTAACAACCTCTTCTCTTCCGCTATAAAGCGAGAGAGAGAAGTAACTAATCGTTTTGTTTGAGCATTTTCAGGCTGAATCACAGGTATTTTCCCATGAATCAGCCCAAAAGGGCTGATAAAAACTAAACTGTTCCGTCAGAACCGATAACTCCTTCGAAACTAATAGGACCTGTAACCTCTCGGTATGAAGCCTTATAGATGAAGTTATTGTTTCTTTGGTTCTTGTAATCAACAAGGTCAGTAATAAGTCCTTGACGAACCCATCGCTTAACTGAATGATCTTGAGAAAGAAGAAACCACGCTGTGTCTGAACCTCCGAAAGCGGTTGATAAGAAAGGAGACTGACGTACTTGCAAACCTGGGAAGATTTGTGAGTAGTAGTTCAAATCATTATTAGCTGTTCCTGAACGAAGTTCTGATTTAGCGATTTCATTTGCCTTCTTGAAGAGTGCTGGTGGAACAAGAAGAATTGAAGGTATATGACCACCAAGAGTTGAATCTTGTGTCTTTTGTTGAATCATTGCTTGAATAGCTGTATCAAGTGATGTTTCAGCAAGAGCGTCTGTAAGCTTATTGTCTACTGTTGAACCATCAAGAGTTGTGTGTGAGTCAGCAAAAAGTGCTGAACCGTCGTTTGTAAGAGTAGTTGTGAATCCAAGATTATAAATCTTGAAAGCCTCCTTATCCTTAGTTAAACGAGCGTTTCGAGCAAATCTTCGAACAAGTACGTCAATAGTTGAGTGCTGATCGTCATCCATAAGATTCTTAGAGATATCGATACTTTTTGCAAATTCAACAACTGAGAATGCTTTTTGATTACCAACTCGAGCTGTACCACTTTGAACATCTTGCATTTCAGCTTTTGTTTCAAAATAGCCAGGACCCATGATCTGCTCAGTAATAACTGCGGCTCGATCTGTAGAATCCTGCATGAAAACTGATCCATCTTCTGCTGTAGCTAGACCTGGGATATTGTGGTAGCCGAATTCTCCTTCGAACACCATGTCAATCGCTGTCTTTATAATTGACGGAGCTAATGAACTGTTATACATATTATTTTAGAATTAATTGACTAACTAACTACGCGATTGGTCCCTGAAGAGCTGAAGAACGGAATTTGAAGTGAATCGTAGATGTGTCAGGATTTCCTCCAACGATTTGAATTCCTGAAGCTGCTGCGTCTCCCGCTGCTGTGTCGACCGTAAAAGCACTTGATGTAAAATCAAAAACAACTCGATCGTTTTCAAGTGCTAGAATTTCTGCCACTGTATTTGCAGCTGCAGCTGATTTAGCTCTAGCTGAAAATACTGTTTGATGATTTGGAATATACACTTCAACTGTTCCATTAACTGATGCTGTATGTGTTGAAGCTGATTTTGTGATACCAACAACTTCTGTTGTTGTTCCAATTACAGGTTCAGCATCTGCAAGAGGGATAACGAATGGTGAACCAGCTGACTTAAGCTTTACAGGCTCTCCTGGAAGAAGAGCTGTTGCTCCAGCCTCTGTTTGACACACTCGAGTTGGAAGTACATTTAAACCTCCAACGTCTTTAACTTGAATGTCGTTTGTAGACATGTTTGTAATAATTAATGATTAACGAGATTTTTTGTTAGCCATGAGTTTTGACCGAACGGCATCTTCACTTACTCCTCGAGCGAGTGCAATTTTTTTAACTGCAGATTCCTCTTCTGGTGAAAGTTCCATGTCGCCACTGTCAATCTCTTGACTTGAGGTTGTTCCTTTAGTATTCATTGTTTTTTGAGTCTTAAGAGCTTCTTTTAATTCACTATTATCTTTTTCAAACTTCGCTGAGTTAGCGAGAATCTTAGCTCGGATTAAATCATTTTTGATTGAATCTTTACTAAAACCAGTTTTCTTAAGAGTGTTCTCATAATGAAATTTAATAAGCTCTCTTTCGTCGTTATTTTTTGATAAATCAGAGAGAACATCATCGATTGAACCTTTACTCATTTCGAGTTTGAAATTATCAAGCTCTACTCTTTGTGATTCAGCGAGATCCTCTTTGATTTTATCAATATCAATGAATTCTTCTGGTTCAACTTCTTCTTTTTTGTTATTACGCCTCTGTTGTTCAAGTTTATATTCAGCTTGTGAAAGTTGTTTTTTAAGCTTTTCAGTTTCAGATTTGTAATCTATTCCATCGTCTTGTTTTTTTTCTGGTTCCGGAGCAGGTTCCACAGCTGGTTTTTCTTCCACCTTTTTTTCTTCATTCTCCATAATATTTTTTTACCTTTTAGGTAGGTACTACCTTTAAATTAATTATGCTCAAGGTGCATACAACCTGTATTAAAAAATCCCCTATTTTCATAGAGGACTGTTGAGAAAACCATATTACCAATAAACACCACAGCATAGATGTGTAATATGGATTCCTTAACAGAACTCCATGCTGCGACAGTAAATTGTCAAACTACTTTAATCGTGCAATCGAAGCTATCTTTTTCGTAAAGATATTCTCAAACCACAAACCTGCTTTACCGAAAAGAATGGCTGACTCGTCGTTTGATTGTGCATCAAGACAAATTTTCTTCATACACAAATATCTCATCTCACGAGCCAATATAATAAATGTCTCGTTTGCCAGCAATTCTTTTGCTCCTTGAATTATAGCATTTTTTTGTTCATGGGTCAAAATAAGTTTATTATGAACAAGTTTTCCTCCAGATGTAGACCTCAAAATATCCTCTTCCTCAATGTAATCAAATAACTCTTTCGATATTTCAAGTATCTTTTCTTTTGATGTTTTTTTCTTAACTACTTTTGGCATATCTTAAACGGCTGAGGCTGCGTTTCCTAAAGAGTTTGATCCTGTAATTTGACTCAACATAGATGTATTAACACTTGATTGTTTTTCTTTATTTCCCATATCCATTCCTACAGGAGCTGCGGGTTGTTGTTTCTGAATATATTTATCTGCTTGACCAGGACGGTATACATCAAGAAGGAAATCTCGAGTAACTGACTCTTGATTAATTGTAGGATTTTGAATAAGACGGTCGTACGCTTCAAGGTCTAATGCTTTAGTAAGTGCTTTTGATGGGGGAGTAAGTTCATCAGCACTAACTCTTGTTTTGAATTTAAGAGTCCTGAACAAACTTGAATTAACTTCTGATATTCTTGATTTTCCTTCTGGACCACCTTCGTCCTCAAATACCCTGAAGCTTTCTTCCATTGGGTCTGTGTAATCTGAAACCTCTGAAGGATTAACAAATTTTATTTTCTTTGAAACATTCTTTCCATCAACGTTTTTATTTGGCAATACAAAACTTCGGAATTTCATTCCATCTGTTATTTGGTCTACTTCTCCAACAGTCATATTTTGAACAATGTCCGGAATAAGAAGATCTCCTAAATCTTCCACAAGAAACTTAATTTCTTTTCCAAAAAGTCCGAGTGCTATAGCCGCGTTCTTTTCCAACAAAAGAACTTCACGGGCTGTTCGGTCTCCTCCTCCACTGACTCCTGAACGAATGTTGTCTTGTGTTGATTCAGCAATTGATCTTTCTACCATTGAAATAGTTTCAAGTCCTGCTCGCAAATCTGAACGTGGTCCAATGTTTTCTAGTTTTGTTTCTTTGTCTCTAAATGAAGTTATTGTTCCTGGAACAGTAACTGAACCGTCAATTTCTTCTGAACCATATAGAGCCATTGGAGGCATGAGTTGTAAGAATGTTCCATCAAGAACCATGTTGTAAAGTGTGTCCACTATCTCTTGGTCACTTCCAAGTTTATTTGCAGCACTCTTGTAATAGAAACACTGTCCGTTACCTAACGGTTCGAAACCACTTTTTGCAAATGGATATTTCTTGTCTTTTCGAACAAGAGGTTTTTCAGCATTGCACATAAGAATCCCGTTAATAAATATCAACTCGAGGTCTAATGCACGGTTATAGTAAGTGATTTCATTCACCAAATAATTCTTCATGTCATCGTCCGTAACTTCGTAGAACGTTTTAGTTTGATCATCAAATACTGCACGCACTCCAGCCTTCACATATTTAAAATTTTTATAGTGTCCGTGAACAATTTTCGCTTCTTCAAAATCAACGTATTTATTTTTTATTATAAATCTCTGTTTCTGAATATCTGGCTCATAGAAGTTTGAAATCAGAATTTGTTTAATCGAAATTGTATTGAAAAAGAATCCCGACATAACCTCATCAAGAATTTCTTTTTCTGAAAATGTTCCGTCATCTTTCATCTCTTTAACTTTTCGCATCACTTTGAGAAATTCTGATGACACAATAACTGCAGGGTCAACCAATGCCGAAATAACCGCTCGTATAAAGGTTCGCGGATAATTTGAATTATCAATAACCCATTCCACTAAATCCTTCATGACCAATGCCGCATCGCGGTCCTCTTCGTCTTCTTTATTTTGTGCAAATACCCCAGGATACAGCATCGTTCCCGTGACATGCGCCGCAATTGATATCAGTTTATTTCGCGTAATAGGACGTACTGTCTGTGCTTTCCAACTTTCATCTGGATCATCAGAACGTGGTGCTACATATGAGTTAAAGGCCTTCTGATTTACATTTATTTCCTGTAAAAGTGAGAGATTATTGAATTCAGTCCGTGACCGTGTCTGAATCTGCGTTCCATGAAGGTAATCTTTTAGAACCATTGCTGTTACTTCGATAACTTTTTTGTCTGTTGTTTGAAAAAGAGAAATCTTTTTATTTTTAATTGGAATGGGTTTGTACATGTGTTTATTACGCCATATTATACCACTTTTTTAAAAAGCAAGCTACTTATTTTTTGCGAGCGTACCCTTGCCATTTTGGTTTGTATTGTTTTGCTGAAGAACCTGACGAATTAGTCACAGCTTCTAACTGCATTGCGAGACAATCAGGTAAGTCGTCTTTTTTTCCACGTGGAAATTTCAAAAGTTGTGACTCAAGTTCAACGTGACTCCTTCTGTGATGTAACACTCCGATATTGTACAGAGCCAGTAGAGAACGCACCCTGTCTTCTTTCGCACCGCGTGGTTTTATTTCATTCACAATAAAGTATCTTTTATCTTTTCGTTGTCTTTCTTCAACGTGCCATTTTAAAGTTGATTGATAAGCAACACCTTCAATGAATACTTCCGACCTATATTTATTTTGTTCCATAAAAATAGCATCAATCACTTGTGTCGGGTTCATTCGTCCGGAAATAATTGAAACAATGTACCAGTTCGGCCCGTTGACTTCTTTTCCGACAGTGAGGACTACATTGTCGTCCGATTTTTTCTTAAAACCTGCAGGGTCGACAGTGGTTGTGTACCGTAAATATTTTCCAGCAATGTCTTCTTCATTGAAATATTTAAACATCGATTCTTTAAACTCTTGGTTTTCCGCAAGTATCGGGTCTTGTTGATATTGTGATGACCAGTTGTATAAACTTTTGGCCCGAATGTTATTTAAAACTTCAAGTGGAAATTTACTTTCCCATAATGCGTCACCTTTTTTTCGAACAATCTTTCCATGAAACATTTCGTCCTCTTCTGCAATTGCCGGAAAATTAATAACCTCCCATTCATCGTAAGGTTCACCCGCACCCTTGAGTTGTTCCTGTTGTTCCAGTAGTCGACCAACAAGGTCGTCAGTGTGCCATCGTTGCAT